GCCGGCGACATCATCAGCCGCAAGTGTCACGTGCCGCACTTGTACCGGCTCGAACTGTTCGGCACGTCAGAAGACGTCACACGCGTAAGCGAAGGATTGGAACGATGGTGGAAGCTGCAGTGACAGACATGGCATTCAAGACGGAGGCCCGTTTCGAGGGGCTCGACTATCACGCGCTCAACGCGATGCTGAATCTGTACGGCCCGGACGGAAAGATCCAGTTCGACGCCGACAAGCGTGCTGCTCGCGAGTACTTCCTGCAGCACGTCAACCAGAACACGGTCTTCTTCCACTCGCTGAAAGAGAAGCTCGACTACCTGGTCGACAAGCAGTACTACGAGCCCGCCGTGCTCGAGAAGTACTCATTCGAGTTCATCTCGTCGCTGCACGACCACGCCTTCGAGAAGAAGTTCCGTTTCGAGACCTTCCTGGGAGCCTTCAAGTACTACACGAGCTACACGCTCAAGACCTTCGACGGCAAGCGCTACCTCGAGCGCTTCGAAGACCGTGTCGTGATGACAGCCCTGGGCCTTGCCGACGGTGACGAGGCGCTCGCCACCCAGCTTGTCGACGAGATCATCTCGGGTCGCTTCCAGCCCGCGACCCCGACGTTCCTGAACACCGGCAAGGCCCAGCGCGGTGAGCTCGTCTCGTGCTTCCTGCTGCGCATCGAAGACAACATGGAATCGATCGCCCGTGGCATCAACTCCGCCCTGCAGCTGAGCAAGCGCGGCGGCGGCGTCGCACTGCTGCTCTCGAACATCCGCGAAGCAGGCGCTCCGATCAAGCAGATCGAGAACCAGTCCAGCGGAATCATCCCCGTCATGAAGCTGCTCGAAGACAGCTTCAGCTACGCCAACCAGCTCGGGGCGCGTCAGGGAGCGGGCGCGGTCTACCTGTCGGCTCACCACCCCGACATCCTGAAGTTCCTCGACACCAAGCGCGAGAACGCTGACGAGAAGATCCGCATCAAGACGCTCTCGCTCGGGGTTGTCGTTCCCGACATCACGTTCGAGCTGGCCAAGAACGGCGAGGACATGTACCTCTTCTCGCCGTACGACGTCGAGCGCGTCTACGGCGTGCCGTTCGGCGACATCTCGGTCACCGAGAAGTACCGCGAGATGGTCGATGACCCGCGCATCAAGAAGAGCAAGATCAACGCGCGTGAGTTCTTCCAGACGCTCGCCGAGATCCAGTTCGAGTCGGGCTACCCGTACATCATGTTCGAGGACACCGTGAACCGGGCCAATCCCATCAAGGGCCGGATCAACATGTCGAACCTGTGCTCCGAGATTCTGCAGGTCAACACCCCGACGACCTACAACGAGGACCTCTCGTACGACCAGATCGGCAAGGACATCTCCTGCAACCTCGGGTCGATGAACATCGCGCTGGCGATGGATGGCGGCGACCTGGGTCGCACGGTGGACACCGCCATCCGTGCGCTGACCGCAGTCAGCGACCAGAGCCACATCTCGTCGGTGCGTTCGATCGAGGATGGCAACGACCGCTCCCACGCGATCGGCCTCGGTCAGATGAACCTGCACGGCTACCTCGCTCGCGAGCACGTCCACTACGGCTCCGAAGAGGGCATCGACTTCACGAACATCTACTTCTACACGGTGCTGTTCCACGCACTGCGGGCCTCGAACAAGCTCGCCATCGAGCGGGGGACGGCTTTCGAAGGCTTCGCCGACTCGACCTACGCGTCGGGGGAGTTCTTCGACAAGTACACCGAGCAGGAGTGGGTGCCCCAGACCGAGCGGGTGCGCGAGCTGTTCGCCGGCCACCACATTCCCACGCAGGATGACTGGCGTGAGCTGAAGGCGTCGGTGCAGGCGCACGGCATCTACAACCAGAACCTGCAGGCCGTGCCCCCGACAGGCTCGATCTCGTACATCAACAACTCGACGAGCTCGATCCACCCGATCGCCTCGAAGATCGAGATCCGCAAGGAAGGCAAGCTCGGCCGCGTCTACTACCCGGCGCCGTTCATGACCAATGACAACCTGGAGTACTACCAGGATGCCTACGAGATCGGTTACGAGAAGGTCATCGACACCTACGCCGCTGCCACGCAGCACGTCGACCAGGGCCTGTCTCTGACGTTGTTCTTCAAGGACACCGCGACCACTCGTGACATCAACCGGGCACAGATCTACGCCTGGAAGAAGGGCATCAAGACCATTTACTACATCCGTCTGCGTCAGATGGCCCTCGAGGGCACGACCGTCGATGGCTGCGTCTCGTGCATGCTCTAGTTCTTCTGGATCGGTGAGAGGACACTGATGATGGAGGGCGGGTGGCAGCCGTTCATGGGTCACGTCTACGGCGTTCGCCTGCTGGGTGACGTGGAGTACCGCTACGTAGGCCTCACAACGAAGACGCTCGTGCGGAGGAAGTCCGAACACTTCAAGCTCGCCGCCAGAGGGCGGAAGACGGCCTTTGCGGATTGGCTGCGCAAGCAGCCGGATCGCGAGATGGTTCACTTCCAGTCGCTTGAGCTTGTCCTCAGCGACCTCGAAGACTTGAGTCGGGCCGAACAGGATTGGATTCTCATGCTGCGCGAGGAGGGTCATCGGCTCCTCAACCTCAACGATGGCGGGCGTGGCAATCATGGCTATCGGTGGACAGCCGAACAGAGGGCGGCGGCCTCCGAACGATCGCGCGGTCGCCGAAATCCGAGCTATCTCAGCGGTCCCGATCATCCACGATGGGGGGCGTCGCACTCGGACGAGCAGAAAGCTCTGTGGTCTGAGCAGCGGAAGGGCATGAATGCGGGGCCGCTGAACCCGAACTACGGAAAATTCGGAAGCGATCACCCGTCGTTCGGCCACACGATGTCGCCGGAGTCGCGCAGGCGGCTCTCGGAGATGCGGCGTGGCCCGTTGAACCCGAACTATGGGAAGACCGCGAGTGAGGAAACGCGCGCAAAACGATCTGCAGCACTCAAAGGGCGGCCCATGCCCTCCAGCGTGCGAAGCGCGCACACCAGGTACCACACCAACAAGGGCGTGGTTAAAGAATCGTGTCAACATTGCCGGGACGACGCTGATCGTACGGCTGAGCAAGGAGAGAGTCGTGGCTGAGAAGCTGAAGCTGATCGATCATGTCCAGGCGATCAACTGGAACCGTATCCAGGACGAGAAGGATGTCGAGGTCTGGAACCGTCTCGTGAACAACTTCTGGTTGCCCGAGAAGGTGCCCCTCTCCAACGACGTGCAGTCGTGGAACACGCTCACGCCCGAGGAGCAGACCCTCACGATGCGCGTGTTCACGGGGCTCACGCTCCTGGACACGATCCAGGGCACCGTCGGCGCGGTGTCGCTGATCCCCGACGCGATCACGCCGCACGAAGAGGCGGTGTACACGAACATCGCGTTCATGGAGTCGGTGCACGCCAAGAGCTACTCCTCGATCTTCTCGACCTTGTGCTCGACGAAGGAGATCGACGAGGCGTTCCGCTGGTCGGTCGAGAACCCCAACCTGCAGCGCAAGGCGCAGATCGTCATGGAGTACTACCGGGGCGACGAGCCGCTCAAGCGCAAGGTCGCTTCGACCCTGCTGGAGTCGTTCCTGTTCTACTCGGGCTTCTACCTGCCCATGCACTGGTCGAGCCGTGCGAAGCTCACCAACACTGCCGACCTCATCCGCCTCATCATTCGTGACGAGGCAGTGCACGGGTACTACATCGGCTACAAGTTCCAGAAGGGGCTCGAGCGGGTCGACGAAGCCAAGCGTCAGGACATCAAGGACTACACGTTCTCGCTGCTGTACGAGCTCTACGACAACGAGGTGCAGTACACGCAGGACCTCTACGACGGCGTCGGCCTGACCGAAGACGTGAAGAAGTTCCTGCACTACAACGCGAACAAGGCGCTCATGAACCTCGGCTACGAGGCGATGTTCCCCGAGTCGGTCACGAACGTGAACCCCGCGATCCTGTCGGCCCTGTCGCCGAACGCCGACGAGAACCACGACTTCTTCTCGGGGTCGGGCTCCTCGTACGTCATCGGCAAGGCTGTCGCGACCGAGGACGAGGACTGGGACTTCTAGATCCGGCTGTGGAGAAACGGTGATGTCCACAGATCCTGCGTCGGCGTCTGACGACGTCGCAGGCGCGGCATACCGTGAAGCTCACGCCGCATCGGAAGGGGACGAGATGGCACAGCAGATGACCGACAGTGTGGATGCCGAGGAGCGGGCGCGTGAGCAGGCCATGGGTGAGGTGTCGGATGTGCTGACGAACCTCGACTATGCGCTCGAGCGCGCGCGTAAGGCGCTCGAGCGCATCCGCAAATCGGGTGCTCACCCGAATGCAGAGGCAGCCACGAAGGATCTGGTTGACGCACTCCAGGCCGAGCGCAAGCGGTTCGTTCAGCAGACCTACTTCAGCGTGCCGAACAAGACCCGGATGTTCTGACCGGTGACGGGTGCGGTCCGCAGCGGCGCGGAGCTTCAGCGAGCACTCACCGACTTCGTGCGCCGCTGGTCGGGATACTCCGGCTCGGAGCGGGCAGAGGCTCAGACCTTCCTGAACGAGTTGTTCGCTGCGTACGGCAGTGATCGCCAGTCCGTCGGAGCGCGGTTCGAGGACTTCCGCAGTTCTGCGGGTTTCATGGACCTCCACTGGCCGGGCGTCATGATCGTGGAGATGAAGGCTCCCGGCATTGCGCTGGAGAAGGCCGCCGACCAGCGCGATCGGTACTGGCGCGAGTCGAGCGATCCCGCCACCGACACGCCGGCCGCCCGGTGGGTCGTGCTCTGCAACTTCCAGGAGTTCGAAATCTGGGAGCCGGGTCGTTTCCCGAACCGGCCGCGTTCGCGGTTCACGCTCGATGAACTTCCCGAGCACTACGACGCGCTGCTCTTCCTGCAGAACGAGTCTCTCGAGCCCGTCTTCAGCGAGCATCGCCGCGAGCTGACCGAAGATGCCGCCCGCCACGTGGCAGAGCTCTACCGCTCGATGCTCGACCGGTCGGCGGCCCCGGTCGATGAGATCCAGCGCTTCACCATGCAGTTGGTCTGGTGTCTGTTCGCCGAAGATCTCGGGATGCTCGAGGGGTATCCGCTGCAGGCGACCGTCGAGGCGCTGCTGAAGGAGGGCGATCCCGACTCCGCGAAGGAGATCGGCTACCTCTTCCAGCTGCTCAATCAGAAGGGCGACCACAACCGCAAGGGTCGCTTCGCGGGCACGCGATACGTCAACGGTGACCTGTTCGCCAGGCCTGCCGCCGTCTACCTTGATCGAGCGGAACTTCTTCACCTGAAGCAGGCCGCCGAGTTCAACTGGCGCGAGGTCAACCCGACAATC